TGGCCCGACACCACGGCCCAGAATTACATGGTCGAATGATAAAACCAACCTGTTGACAATGCACCCCTGTGATTTGAAAACCCGCGAGCTAGGCGAACTAGCGCGCCTTGAAAAAGCCAAGCGAGACGCAGCAATCATCGAAGCCTATCGTCGTTGTGGAACGATCCATGGCACGCGTAAGGCTTTTGACTTCCTGCATTCACGTTGCGTCGTGCGTAAGGTCATCACAAAGGCCGGACTCTATGACAAATGTAAGCGCGAAAAGATGCTGATTAAGCGCTTCAAGGCTTCGCCGAAAAAGTCGAAATGGGCAGACCGGACCTATTCCAAGACTCACGGCTCAGAGTTAGAGATGCAGACCCAAGCCGAACAGATGCTTAAGGATGCCTGCGTCGCGTATCCCCGCCACATTCAACGCGAAGTACAAGTGCCTGGTTGCCAGATGCGGGCCGACCTAGTCGGGTTTAATTGGGCAATCGAGACGAAGAAGGAGTGCAGTTCGCAAGGTATGCTTACGGCCATGGCTCAATGCCTGGTCTACCGAAAGCACCTCAACAAGCGCCACGTCTGCATCATGCTTCCCGACGATCTGGAGCCCGCTTCCTTCTATGTCAGTGAATGCCTGTCCTACGGCATCCCGGTCATCAAGATGTCTCAACTTATCTGGTGGGTGAACACCGTCCAAAACGATGCCCAGCCAAACTGAGATTGCCGAGGCCCTTGGCCTTACGCGTCAGCGCGTGTCCATCCTGGTCAAGAAGGGGATGCCCATCGACTCGGTCGAAGCGGCAACCGCTTGGAGGCAGGCGCAGGAAGATGCCCGGATACGCAAGGCGCCGATTGCCCCCGCGCAGCTGGACGACGGAAGCCTAGCCGACACCATCCTCGAACACCGATCACTTGTCACCCGTGCCCGTGGCGTCTGGCTTGGGGCGATGGATGCCGGCGACCCCAATCAGGGCAAATACCAGTCGGCGTATAACTCCAGCCTGCGCTCTCTGATAAGCCTCGAGGAAGAGCAGGAACGCCGCCTCATCCTGGCTAAGGACTACATCTCTTCCCGCGAGGCCGGCGAAGCCATGCGCGAATTGGCGGCGACGATGGTCAACCGTCTCGACAAACTGGCGCTCGACGCGGCGGAAGGGTGCAACCCTGAGAACCCGGCCAAGGCGGTCAAGGTGCTCGAGGCTTGGGTGCGTCGGGTGAAGGCTGAACTGTCCCAAGATGAAGAAGCGTAAGCCCAAGCGTAAACCGATGCCGAAGCCTTCGCGTCCGTTCAAGGACAAGCGGGCCAAGTGGTCGACCTTCTCTGACCGACTCTGGAAACTGCTGAAGGAGCACGGGCTCGACACATGAATAAGTCCGACCTGCTCCGTATCGGTCGTGAGGTGCTGCGTCCGTCCGACTCGGGAGACGTGGTCGAGTGGCTCGAGGACAACGTGCACGCCATCCCCGACTCGCCGATGCCCGGGCCGTTCAGGTCCGATCGCACGCCGTGGATCGCCGAAGCGCTGCGCATCGCCGCCGACCCCGAGACGCGTCTGCTCACCGTCCTCGCCAGCATCCAATCCGGCAAGTCGCTGTTCGCCCGCCTGCTGACGTGCCATATCATCGCGAACGCTCCAGGGCCGACGATGCTCTTGCAGGCCACCGACCCCGAGGCCAAGGACTTCGCCCTGCGCTACCTACGCCCGGTCTGGAACAACTGCCCGCCCGTGAAGGCACGGCTTTCTCTCGAAGACCTCGACCGCTCGACGACCGCGGACTTCGACCGCATGACGCTCTACTGCCGCGGCATCTGGAACGAGGCGAACCTTCAGCGCCTGTCCTTGCGCTACGTCATCGCCGACGAGTGCTGGATGGCGCCGCCCGGACACTTGGCCGAAGCGAGCGCGCGCGTGACGGCGTTCGGCTGGATGGGCAAGCGCGTGTTCATGTCCCAAGGCGGTTCGGCTGGGCAGGAGTTCCATCAGCTGCACGAAGGCACGGACCAGCGTGACTGGAATATGCGTTGCCCGAAGTGCGACCACCTTCAGCCCTGGCTGTGGGAACAGATCAGGTTCCCCGAGGACGCGAAGTCGAGTGGCACATGGGACTTGCACAAGGTAAGCGTAGGCACGACCTACGAGTGCGCGGGATGCCGGACGCACCTGCCCGACACGAACGCTTCCCGCCTCGAGGCCAACGCGCGTGGTGCCTTTGTGGCTACAGCCACCTCGTCCAACTCCGGGCACATCGGCCTGCATTGGAACTCGCTGGCCTCCATGAGCTGGGGCGAGCTCGGCGTTTTGATGCTGAAGGCCAAGGCATCGGCTGACGAATACGGCGACGAGGAACCGCGACGCATCTTCAAGCAGAAGCGGCTCGCTCTTCCCTGGAGCGAAGAGGGCGGTGAGATGGTATCGCTCGCCGAGGCCTCGAACTACAAGATGGGCGACGACTGGGACGCGGAGGCCGTGATCACCCCGAAGGCCAAGGTGGTCGACCGCGAGGGCGCACCGACCGGAAGCATCCCTTTCCGCACGATGGGCGTCGACGTTCAGCGCGGCCACTTCTGGGTCGTCGTCCGCCGGTGGTCGAAGACCGGGCATAGCCGGCTGATGGCCTTCGCCCGCATCGACTCTTGGGGCAACGTCGAAGCATACGCCAAACAGCACGGCGTGCATCAGGCTCTGGTGCTCGTCGACTCCGGCGACAACACGCAGGAGGTCTACCGTGAAACCGCCAAGCGCAACTGGAAGACGGCCAAGGGCTCAGGCTCCGACGACTTCGCGGTGACGTCAAAGGACGGCCAGACGACCCGGCGCTTCTATTCCGAGAAGCAGTCCATCGTCGTCCCTGGCATCCCGCAGCGGGCGACCCTGATCGTCCACTCGGCCACCGCCGGCAAGGATTTGCTCCACGGCCTGCGGGCTCGCCGCGTCTGGACCTATGCCCTCGACGCTGGCACGGACTACCCCGACCAACTCAACGCCGAAGTCCGCATCAAGGACAGGCGCACGGGCAAGCCGCAGTGGATACTTCCCCAGGGCAAGAAGGATAACCACGCCCTCGACTGTGAAATCCTTGCGCTGCTGGCCGCCGTCCGCTGGGGCATCGCTGGTCGGGAAACTGCCGAAACCGACTTGCCTTCCGCATGAGCCCGGGCAACCTATCTGCAAGGGTACGGCGTTTAGTGTTGTGGGTGGAAGAGACTCATGGCGTGGGCTGGGCGTCGTACCCCCTCTCTTCCTTCCATTCGGGGCATATCTAAATGGCTTCCGGCATCTTCATCGGCCTCACTGAGTGCGAACTCCTGGACATCAAGGCCAAGGCTTTGGCGATGATTACCGAGGGCAAGACGCTGATGTCCTACTCGGACTCTGGTTCCTCCGCCTCGAAGCAGTTCGCGATGCCGCCCAAGGAGATGATGTCGGAGGCGATGTTCGCCCTTTCTCGTCTGGACCCTGCCACCTATGGTCGTCGCGTCACGATGATCTCCACGGACTGGCAGAACCGACAGGACTAACTTTCTATGGCCATCCGCAAGAAGATTAAGACCGTCAGCCTGCGTCCCAAGACGCCCAAGGCCACTCCTGCCGCCCCTGCGCCGCAGGCTTCCTACGGCGATTGGCAGAGCATCGGCGTGACGCGTGCCCGCCGTTCGGCCTACGGCGCTGAACCGCGTGACCTTCGCCGCGACCTGACGCCTTACGACCGCCTCACGATGATGCGGAAGTGCCGCTGGGCGGAGCGTAACTCCGGCCTGTTCAAGCAAATCCTTGCGGATATGTGCCTCTACACCGTGGGCGACGGCATCAAGCCGCAGTCCCACGCAAGCACCCCGGAGATGCAGGAACGCTACGAGGCTTACTTCGCGGAGAAGGCAAAGCGCATCGACATCACGAACCGCTTCTCGTTCTATCAGGCTCAGTCCATCCTCCTTCGCGGCATGATCCGTGACGGTGACTCCTTCGCCGCCAAGGTCCGCAACGGCGCCGGTGAGGCCAAGATTCAGCTGATGGAAGCCCACCGCGTCGGCGACCCTCTCGAAGGCAAAGTGCCCGAAGGTATGCACGACGGCATCCAGTTCGGTCCCTATGGCGAATACATCGCCGTCAACATCTACCGCTCTGACGGCTCGTCGCGCCAGATTCTGGCTCAGTCCATGATGATGGTCGTCGACCAGGAGTACGCATCCGGCGCCCGTGGCGTCCCCCTGCTCCAGCACTCCATCAACTCCATTCAGGACGAGATGGAAATCATCGCCCTCGAGAAGCAGGCCGTGAAGGACAACGGCGACGTGACTCGCATCATCACGAAGGAAGGTGGAGTTCTTGACGGAGACATGGCCGCTGAACTTGGCGCCGTGGCTAACGGATCGTACGCCAACCTCGCCAACACGATGGGCGGCAAACTCATCACTCTCAGCCCGGGCGAATCCATGTCGAGTTTCCAAAGTGCCCGCCCCAACGCGACTTTTTCCGGATTCCTTGCGGCTCTCGAGCGAGATATTTCGATGGGCGTGCTCCCTTACGAGTTCGTCTCGGACAGTTCGAAGCTCGGCGGAGCTACTGTCAGGCTCATCACCGCCAAGGCTGGCCGCGTATTTAGCAAGTATCAGAGCATCATCATCGAAAACTTCTGCGTCCCGACTTGGGGCTATATCATCGGGCAGGGCATCGCCGCCGGCGAACTGCCTGACGACACGCAGTGGAACCAAGTCTCTTGGACAACCCCGAAGTCCGTCACTGTCGACGCTGGCCGCGAAGCCGCGAACGACCGGGCCGACGTCGAGATGGGCCTGCTCTCGATGTCTTCCCTTTACGCTGACCGAGGCCAAGATTTCCGCACTGAAATGGCGAAGCGAGCCTCCGACATGGTCTACATCAAAGACCTTGCGGCTCAGTACGGCATCCCCTTCGAGCTGCTCTTCCGTCCGTCGAACACCCCGGTCGGCACGATTGGCGGAGACGTCATGGAAGGCCCGGAGTCCGAGGCCGAAGGCGAAGACGAGCCCGCCGATCAGGAAGAACCTGAAGAGCTCGACGAACCCAATTCCTAAGACTATGCGTTTCCTCACCAACGGACTGTCGGGCCGCGAGCCCCTTCTCATCGACCCGACCAAGGCCAAGGACCACGCTGTCCTCGCCGAGAAGTTCGGCTTCACGGATATGCTCGCCCAACTGTTCGGGCAGGCTCCGGCTCCCTACGTCGTCGACGGCGTAGGCATCGTCCCCATCGTGGGCGTAATCGGTAAGGGCCTCTCGCCCCTGGAGAAGATGATGGGCGCCGTGGACGTCAACGACGTGTCCGCCGCCATCGACGCTTTCGCCGCAAACCCCGAGGTCGAAAAGGTCGCCCTGCAAATCTCGTCCCCTGGTGGCACCGTCACCGGTGTCGAAGAACTCGCCAACAAGGTCCGCAACCTCGAGAAGCCGACCCTCGCCTACACCGACTCCGAGATGGCGTCCGCCGCATATTGGATTGGCTCCGCTGCCGACCGCGTCGTCGCCTCCCCCTCGTCCACCGTCGGCTCCATCGGAGTCTACATGGCTATCCCTGACTACTCCGAAGCCGCCAAGATGCAGGGTATCAAGATGGTCGTCATCAAGTCCGGCAAGTTCAAGGGCGCCGGCATCGAAGGCACGAGCCTCGACGAAGGCCAGATGAGCAACCTTCAGGAAGGCGTCGACACGATCCACGCCGAGTTCAAGGAAGCCGTGAACATGAAGCGCAAGATGGTGAAGGCCGAGGCCATGGAAGGCCAGGTCTTCTCCGGCAAGCAGGCCGCCGCCCAGGGCTTGGTCACTGGGCTGGCCGACTCA